CAATTCAAAACACATTTCAATAAATTGTTGAGCCTCATCGTATTTGTAACCAGATAATTCAATGGAACTATCATCCTGTACATTATCTGTTGGTTTAGTTGTTCTGGTAATTTCAGTCAAGGAAGCACATCCTGTAAGAATAAAGATTAGGGAAATAAGTATATATTTTTTCATCAATTAATCTCAAAAAGTTAATATTAGTATATAGTGTTCTTCTAGTTAATTATTTGCTGATTGTCCACAAATCGTTGGCTAAATCATGACTAACAACATATTCATATGGTAATGTAAAGTATCCTTTTTGGCCCCATGCATCACCCCAAGAATTACGAACCAAAACACGATTTGTTGCGTCATCATATCCTACCATCAAAACTGCATGGCCACCAATTTTTTCATCTGATGCACTTGGCATATCAGCATTACCTGTATCTGATACAGCATCGGTCTGAAAGGAATTGTAAACTACAAAGCCAAAAACAATTGGATATCCTGAAGCCAAAACTCTTTTAATATCAATAATTCCATTATCACGAGTCACTCTAGCATATGCCGCAATTTTTCTAGATGCCGCATCATTATATGAATCGACTGTAGGCTTAACAACAAAATTATCTATACTATAAGGCCAAAATGCTTCGGCACATACTCCTGTGTTTGCTAAAACTTTTATTCCTGTACTGATTTGGGCACCACCATCATGACCAATATCACCTTCAATATCTCTTTCGTTATAATAGACAAATAATCTACTCAAATTAACAAATTGGCCATTTTGTTCATATTCGCTTAATTTATTTTCTAAGAATTCCATAGCACCAACTAAAGCATTTCCTGTACATGATCCTAATATTCCTTGGTCAGCAACAGGAGAACAGAACTTTCTTAGATCAACAGAAGATGGTATAGATTCAGGTGCAACTAGCGTGAAGTGTTGTGAGGTTTGTGCATAATGATCACGAGAATCATGAAAGTCCCGAGTCCAGTGATATTTTTTAAACATGGTAGTATTCCTTTATGGAGTATACCATTATTTAGAAAATATAGCATTTAGGAAATACTTGGACCTTCTGGGATTTTAAACTTTTGTTGTTTACACTTCACTTTTTTCCATCCTAGTGCAATAGGAACGATGGGTGATTCTGGATCACAAAGTTCCTCAAATACGTTCCATAATTTACATTTTTTAACATATCTTGTGAATAAACCAACTTCTAAAGCCATGGCTTCCAATTCCCATGGTTGAGAATAATATTCGATGGCATCATAATCTACTTTAATACCACGCCAACGAGAAAGTGTTTCATTGGTTTCATTATAAGCATATTGTTTTATATGAACCATTTCATGGGCCAATGTTCTTAGTATTTCTTTAGCACCTATGACGGAATTTAACTCAATTAAGAATTCTCTGGCTTTATTTGAATCATTATATCCTTCAATTGATGAATATCCATACACATCAAGATCAGAATTAAATTTGATTTCCAAGTAGATATTTTGGGATAATCGTTTTGTAATCAGTTCGTTAGAGTAAAAATTGGCTGCGTCCAAAACATATGGAGTGAATTTTTTACTGGGACTATTGATTACTTTGATTTCCATTTTTTGTCCTTACTTGTATCACTATTTATTCTTTTTTTACGCTTTTCTCTGGATAAATTGGGTCTTAATTCTAACTGGATTGAAATATCTGGTTATAGCATCTTTTACCACTTCCTCATCAAAATGTTTACAACTGAAGATATCCAGATATAAATCACCAGAATCGTCAAGGAAATGACCTACAATGCTTGAGGTTTGTATTAATTGAATTACTGTCCATCCTGCTTTGTTAGTGTTATCTGCAAAATGTACCAATTGGGGTTCTCCACAAGGTACCATGTTAATCATTAACACTAAATCTTTGATAAATTTATTAATAAAATTTGGATTAGTTGCATTTCTAACGTCACATCCCTTAACATCCATTATGATGTGATGTCCCCAGTATTCCATTTTAAACTCCTTTTAGTATAATATAACTTAAAAGGAGTTCCTTTTAATACGTTTATTTATATATTGTGTTACATATGTAACTTAAAGAATTTGATTAACTATTACACCACATTTATTCAAAAAGTCTATGCCTTCTTTAGACCGCCAATCTGCATCATAATACACCACCTTGATGCCGGCCGTATAAATTTGTTTAGCACAGTGGATACATGGTGCATGAGTAAGAAACATCGTGGAACCCTCGGAGGATTGATTTGATCTGGTAACTTTCATCAAACAATTGGATTCAGAATGAATTACCTCAGGTTTAGTCGTTAATGTTGGCGGAAGATCCGATTCTTGTTCATGATACACCTCATACTCACAATTATTATCCCAACCAGAAGGCATTCCATTCCATCCAAAACTAATAATATTACCATCTTTTACTAATATGCTACCTACTTTTAACCTTCTGGCTTGCGACATTTGAGATACTTGTTGTGCTATAGACATATAAAAGTTAATATATTTTTTTTTCTTTTCTGGGGCAAAATTTTCCATACATATATCCTTCTTATAATCTATCATTAATCCGACATGTAATTGAGCAATTTTTGGTACGGTTGGATTATGGAGTTTTCTTTCATTTTTTATAATGGTGGGTCTTGGTGGATTCGAACCACCGTTAAAGTATTATGAGTACCCCGTTCTAACCATTGAACTAAAGACCCAAAAAGTGGCGACCTCGGAGGGATTCAAACCCCCGACCCACGGAGTAGAAATCCGTTGTTCTATTCACTGAACTACGAGGCCAAATATTTTACCAACTACCGTCACTTATCCAAACACGAACAGTGAACATTAGCAGTTCCAATACAAAAGCATCTTGTGTCCAGACATCATTTGTTTCTTTATAAGCACAAGAAATTCTCCAATGTAATGGATTTACTTTGAGTGTGATGTTAATTCCTGAATATTTAATCCAATTCATTATTGGGCTTCCACAATAGTTTCAACAATCTTATCAACTAACATATCAGGTATTGTAAGATGAGGCCATTCTAATTGAAATGGACAACCCTTACTACCCCATTGATGGGTTTTAAGAAAGTTTTTAGCGATTTGTAAGTCTTTTATATTATAAGGATCAAACTTATATTTTAAATTATTATGGTAAATCATACTTTTACCTTTACGAGATTATCTTTACGCATCCATTTCACATAAGGATCTTTTTCATTCATTTTAATGGCCAAAAAAGTTACGCCATCAATTTCCTTAGTGGGCCATTGAGGTGAAGTAATGAAGGTATCTTGAGTAATATTGTTCCGAACCCGGATAAGTACCGGCTTGGCAGTTTTGACCGTTGTTCCCATATGTTTCATAATATAATACTCCATTGACACTACAAATACAGTATATCATAATGAACAAAGAAAGTCAATGGTGGAGCCGAAACTCCACCATTTTTACCACTTTACATAGCGGGATGTTTGTAAAATTTACCTTCTTCTTTTCTTTCGGCATTGACCATAGGATTAGAAATTACAATATCATTTTTAGTTACATGCTGTACGGAATGCATTGCACAAGAAGTACATGTTATTGTTAACATAGCAATAAATATAATATTTTTCATATTACTACTTAATACTAATTTTTTTAATAGAATCTTGAACTTTGGTAATGTTTTCTAACCAAACTTTAAGCATACCATTTACTAATTCAGCATCTTTGATTTCAATAGAATCCGCCAAAGTAAATGCACGAGTGAAATTGCGGTCAGCAATACCCTTAAAAATGTATGCGTTATCTTCATTCATTCCAGAATCAACGGTAGAACCTTTGATTAAGAGTTTGTTACCTTCCATAGTGAGTTCAATATCTTGTTTAGCAAAACCAGCAACAGCCAATTCAATAACATACTTGTTTTCATTGACTTGTTTGATATTGTATGGGGGATAATTAGGAATATTCTTAACAACCGAGTCTGATAGTTCTTGCATTTGTTTGAACATATTACCGAAACCAACACTAAACGGATCTACTGTTCTGTGAAGATCTTCCATTGTTACATAACTGGTGTTCCAGGGATTTTTGACGAGCGAAGGTTTTGTAGTCATTGTGTTTCTCCTTGTAAATTAAGCGAGATGTTACATTAAAATAGATACCCCTAAGGCATATCTGGTTTTGTCGGTTACGGTATCCGGCGGCATCGTGGTGTCATGCCCGCTTTAAAACACTTCGTACTTAGCGGTCCTAAGGTGAAGTCAATCTTATTTATACAGTAATATAACACATTTGTTGCACTGCGTCAAGTCTTTTTTCGGTATTAATAATTTGTTTTCTTACTTCCAATATTATATTTGGCAGATAATTCCCAATCAACCTTTTCTTTATGGGTTAATATCTTGATTTGACTAAGAAAAACAGGAGCGGGTTCTTCTACTTGTTTTGGATCAACTAATTTAACCAGACCCCAATCAGATAACAACTTGGAAATAGTGTTTCTTCGTGCCAAATCATTATCTGATATATCTGTTTCTTTGCCATCCAATGCAAATAGTTCTTTGAAATGAACAATAGCATAATATCCTCTTTTATGGAGAATATGGCACGATTGGTATAGAATTTTATCTTTTTTGGAAGCAACACCAATTCGAGTTAATGTTTCACGAATTTTCAAAAAATCATCTTTTTCATCTAGGGTAATCTCTACCCCATATCCTGAGAATACGTCAATTTCACTCATTTGTTATCCTTATTATTATGAGATATTTCTGCCGCCCTTATCTGTTAGGGCTCGTATCTCCATGAGTTGATCATTATTTAGAATCCGTAAAGCATCCTTGGCTTTTTCATTCGAATAACCAAAATATTGCTTAACACACTCCATATCTTTAAAGGCCTCTGCTTTCTGCCAAGGCTGAAATTTTCTTTTCATTGGCCTTATTGTATTTAGAAGATATGAAAATTGCTGATCAAAATCAATGGTAGGATGCAAATTCATTTCGTTGGCATATAGGACACAGTCTATATGATAGGATAACGCACGATTGATCAAAAAAGGTTTATAATCTTTGTAGTCTAGTTCATCACGAAAAGGATTCTTCTTAGTTTGAAGAATTGCTGGAATAATTTCTTTAAAAAGTTCCGGCATTATTTAAACTCCGCATCAACCATAATCTCGGTTAAACAAGCAACAAGATTTAACTCTTGGTCGGCAACAAATGCTGCTTGAAATTGGTATCGGGCTAAAATAAGAACCATTTCAGGAATAGAGTTAGGTTTTAGTTTCTCATATAACGAATCATATAATTTTCTAAAGACAGAAGATGGTTCATCAGAGTTACCTGTTACCCATTTTCTAGCGGTAGAGAAATCTTTATCCTTTAATGCAGTGATTAGATTTCCAATTTGAACATCACTTATCGATGCAAGAATTCCTTTATCAATTACACCAGAAACAGAATATCTCTGGAGTTCATTAAGAATTCTTCGATTGTCCGGAAAGTGTTTGGTAATAACTGATGCAACTACTTCTTTGTCGTACTTGATATTCTCTTGTTCTAGAATCCATTCCACACGCTTAAAGAAAGCAGATGCCATCTTGGCTTTAGAACCATTGACTTTAAAATCAATTACCGAACACCGAGAGTGAATGGGTTCAATAATACGATTTTTATAATTACATGTAAAAATGAAAGAACAGTTGGATGCAAATTCTTCAATAGCACCGCGCATGGCAGGTTGTACTGAATCTGCGTTCATATAATCCGCCTCATCAACAATTACAACTTTACGTCCACCTGATAAGGACATTGATGATGCATAATTTATAATCTTACCGCGGAGGGTTTCAATCCTTCGTCCTTCATCCGAACCATTGATCACAATATAATCACAACCAATTTCTTCACATAATGCTCTGGCGATTGTAGTCTTGCCTACACCAGCTCCTCCAGAAAGGAGAAGATTTGGAATTTGTTTCTTGTTTACATATTCCTGAAATGTCGCTTTGATTGCTCCAGGAAGAATACAATCTGCTACGGTCTTCGGACGATATTTTTCACACCAGAGAACTTGTTCCATTCATATACCTCATAATATAATAAAAACATCATTTTACTTCAGTAATGCCTTCAAATAATGCTTCAAATTCTTTTGATTCTGCTACTTCTTCTTGGAATGATTGTTTGTAATGTACCTTAGCAATCCGCCGAAGAATTTTTTTAGGAATCTTGAGTGAATCAAAGGTAGCATCAACAATATTCTTAATGTTTGTTTTTTCTGAATCTAGTTTCATCATAGACTCATTAATTTCATCAATAGCACTCTTGATTGCTTTCAATTGAATCGAATTATATGTACCGAATAGTGTTTGAATTGTGGTCATAGCCAATTGCTCTGTAATTTACCTAATGTATCTAAGTAACTTTCTTTAACAACAACATTACCATTCAATACAGAAATAACTGTGGATTCTGTTCCATCTTCTGCTACTGAAGTAAAAACAATAACAACATGATTAGAATTAATTGCAATTGGTTTATTTGTTTGGCCATCAGTAAATTTAACTAACATCCTATTCTCCTATTTTAGAATCTTTGGATTCAAAAGCGATCCAATATTGGATGTCTTGTTTTGAATTTTTAAAATGCGAAATGCCTTTGAAAGAAATAGTTACATCATAACTTCCAGGAATCATTTTGATATTCTCTGTCTTAAAAACAATTTTATAAACCAAACCATTACCTTCACTCACTTGAATTGAATTGGTATGAGCCGAATTATTACCTGCATCAAAAGTAACAATTTGAACATTATCACCATCTGATTCAACTTTAATATTAGGAGAATGAAGAACTGCTGAGGTTTTCATAATCCAATCATAATCTTCCGCGGTTAATGTGAAACTAACATCAATAGAAGGCAAAGTGATTTTCTTATCGGGAGGAGCAACAATCATTTCTTTTGCTGTCTTACGATAAACAGTCTTGAATCTACCGTTCTTGAAAAATATATTAGCATCATCAAAATCAATATCAGCATCTTTATATAAAGAATGTACTGATAGAAATTCATTTAAATCATATACACAGAAATCATGAGGAAAGTCATCTTTTAGATTTGCTTGTGCCAAAACAGTTTTACCTTGAGAAACGGTAGTTAATATGTTACCCTTCTTAAACTGTAGGTTTTGATTTATCGTTGAGAAGTTTTTTAGGACGTTTAATGTTTCGGTTGTTAATTTCATGTGTTTCTCCATTATATAAAGTGTTATTCTTTAGAGTAAATTGTATCATGTTCAAGAAGGAATAGCAAGCAGCAACCGGCGTGAGCCAAGTGATGAATACCTGATTCAGAATCAATTTGTTCACCTTGTTTCCAAGCCCAAATATGTCGCTGTAATGCATCGAAGTATCTGCGTTTTGGATCTGATACTTTTTGCCAATTGTCTCTTTCATATTTCTGTGCTCCAAATGTTAGAACTTTAACAATTTCTTCGAGCGCAAATGGTGGAAGTAAACCATATTCTAATTTACCACCATCATATTTACGACCAATTTCAATCATATTACATTTCACCCACAAAATTGGCAACGGCAGGCATATCGCCTTGGAAGTGGTATGTCCCAATATGTGCAGTTTTCATCCATGGACATAAGAAGATTTTACCGCCAATTTTACGCCACATCTGGCAGAACATATAATCTTCCGATAAATATCGATCTGATCCACCACCAGTGATAGAATCTGTAGTATCAATAACAGTATCAAAGAAAGCATGGATGTATCGAGTGCCATCAAAGTGTGCTTGGCCAACATGATCAGGCTTATATCGAATTGAAGGATACGATTGTTCCATCTTAGTAAACACTTCACGCTTAACCATCATAAAGCCGGTACCAATTTCAAGAACATCCAGAGGTTCAGAAATATTAAATTGTGCTGTACCTTTAACAGGATTAAAAACAAAATCACCGGCAACTTTTTCAAGAAGTTGTGGATCAATATCAGGATTCTTTTCTACTGCTTTTTTAACCGAACGCCACTTAATTGCTTTCTTAGGATACGGTCCGCCAGCAACATCTTTATCAAGTGCTAATAGTGCTACAACATCATTAGGATCAAAGTTAACATCAGAGTCAATAAAGAGTAAATGTGTGGCATCAGACCGATTAAGAAATTCATCGACAAGATAATTCCTAGCACGAGTAATCAAAGATTCATTGAAAAGAAATGAAAACTTAATTTGAATTCCATATTGCATACAAACCGTTTGTAAATCTAAACATGCCTTCATATAAAGACCATGATTCATACCACCATACATTGGAGTGGCAACAAACAATCTCTTTTTTTGAAGATCCTCTTTTTTTATACTGATTTCCATTTTCTCTCCAAGATATAATAACAAAAAAGGGAATACCACAGAATTGCAGTATTCCCCCGAAACGCCTAAGGATTAGGCATCAAAAGAGTGTGGAGTAACAAAAGAATAACCGGCAGCAATAGCAGCCTTCACGAGAGCCTTGGTTGGAGCACCCATACGATAGTAATTGATCTTACGACCATCTTCAAGAGTCTTGCTGTTGGTGTAGATACAATGACCTTCCTTGCGAAGTTCCTCAATACGGGCACCAATGTTCTTAACACCAAAACGGGTTTGTGCTTGCTTAACGGTAAAGGTATTGTACCCTTCTGTTTTCTTCAATACATTCAACATCTTTTGTTTAGCAGATAAAATCTTACTCATAATAAACTCCTATAATATTAATAAAACTCGCTTCACACGAGAACGTACATCATATCATTATATATCACACAAGTCAACATACTATGTGGTATATTTTGATTTTAACCCCTACAGGTTAACCTCTATAATTCTTAACAAGTACCATACCATAATTATTAACTTCGTTTTTCACTTTAACCCCTTTCTTCAATCTCAATTTATTTTTCTTAAACGGCAAATAATCAACATAATGATGCCATCTACCATATCTCCAAACAATTGTAGCAACATCAGGATGCATATCTACCAACATCTGTGATTTATTGATAGTGCCTTCTGGATTAAGTTTGCCATCTCTCCACTTTTCTTTGTCTTGTGTTCCCTCTTTATGATAGAATTCTTCGGTATTACCACCTTTTAATGTTTGTGTTGCTGCCTTACCTTGCAAGAAAGCATTAAATTGAATAGTACAATCACCGTCTTTTAAAACCCTTAGGCAGATATCGGTATCTTCATTGTATCGACCTCTCCATCTAAACTTACATTTGTTATCAATCAACAGACATGAATAAATTCTTGTATTGGTAACATAAGGAGGATATTTACTATTTGGTGCAATAAAGAATCTATACTGAAATCCTGAAATAGGAACATTCTCATACCGATCAACAAAATCTTCCGCTGCTCTGAATATTGCACCCGATTCAACTCTTATCCGCTGATTCTCATTCAGTCTATAAAAATCAGAAATGTTATCATCTAATACCCAATGCCGATCTGCACCAAGAGCAATAGCATGATCCCAACACCAATTTCTTGCACGACCTGGACCATCACCATGATTACTGAAAGGCAATATCAATAAAGTAACATACTTACGAATACCAAAATTATCTAATGCGTTTTCATAATTTTCAGAATCTTGTGGTTCAATTGAAATATAATGAGGAACTTTCATTCTTGCTAATGATCTAGAAGTAAACATGGATTCATGTCTACCTTTAGAAATAATATAAACAGGATATTTTGGATTAGTCATCAGTTTCCATCCAACGCTTCAATGTATTTTCATCACGATCTAATTTAGGATACCATATACTTTTTGTTTTTTCTGTTAGATTTTGATCAACTAGTTCAGCAAATGCCTTATAATCTTCTTCATTTCTAAAACTCATAAAAATCTTCATGTAAGGTGGATTATTTTCTTGTTTGTATTCGGGCATTCCTTTCCAATGTTTTTCCCATTCTTTAGTCACATCTTCATCTTCAATACCCAAAAATCCAGAGAGAGTAGACGATGTATAAGTTTCATCTTTGAAATCTATACAACTTTCATACTCAGTGGATTCTTCTACTTCAATTACAGGTTTATTTTTTGCCATTTTTATTTCCTTAATCGTAATCTCTTTAAAATTTTATCCCTTTTCTTCATTCCATTATGTAACGCTAAAGGTTTTACTTTATCAGTATATACTATTCCGTTCATATGATCAAGTTCATGAAGCCAACATCGTGCAGATATACCATTAAAGGTGGCTGTCTTGGTATTTCCAGTATAATCTTGATATTCCACATTAATCATTTCTGGTCTAGTGATATACAATCCCAAGAATGGAAAAGATAAACATCCTTCTATCATATGTTTTTCACCAGACGACATTAACAATCTAGGATTAAAAAATGCAACATAATCATCGTTAGCACCCATTACAAACACACGATATGGTAATCCACACTGATTGGCAGATAATCCTATTCCATGATTTAATTTGCATGTTTCCACTAAATTAGAAGCAAGTGTTATAGGATCAATAGGAGGATTATTAAAATCAAAATCTGGTAATACTTGATGTAGTATAGAATTACTCTCATGTACTAATTCAAGAATCTGTGTCTTTGAAATTAATTTGGGTTTTCCACTTTGTTCTGTATCAATTACAATTACATCATCACTCATTTGGCAATCCTACTGAAATTATTATGTTTCTCAAATTTAATAATTGACCGGAACTTATCGAATAGTTGGTCACCCTTATGGGAAATAACAAATACATTAGCATCTGCACCCATATCATGAATCAATTTCAAAAATTCTTCTGTACCTGCACCATCCAAAGAAGAATCAAATACTTCATCAAGGATTAAAAGATTTGTATTTGTCGAATTCTTTAACTTAGCAATTTGTCGCCATGCAAACAATAAACTTAAATCGATCCGAAGTTTTTCTCCCTCAGAAAAATTAGCATAACTAAAATCATCACGATGTCTAGATTTAATTGTTTCTTCAAAATTCTCATTGATATTGAAATTAACAAAAAAGTCCATTGATGTTAAGTATTTGTTAATCAATTTATTCATAATAGGCAAATATTGTTTGATGATCTTTGTTTTGATACCAGAATCTTTTAATAATGAAGAAGCATATTCATAATAATGTTTCTCGATAGTTAATTCTTCCTGTTTCTTTTCGAGATTAAACAACTGATGTTTTAGTTCCTTAAGTTTAATATTTTCTTCTTCAAGGTTATCTTTTCGACTCGTTAACTGTTCTATCTCTTTATTCAAAGTATAGATATACTTGTTTATTGCAACGACAGTGGAGTTATTCTTAACAACTTCATTGTTATGTTCAGTAATATGTTTGTTTATCTTTTGGATATATTCAATTCTTTCGTTCACTTTGGCAATCTCTGTTCCTATATCACCAATACCTTTACCAATCTCTTTCTTCTTATCTTTCTTCTCCGTAACTAATTTATTTTTAAAGTTACCTTCAATCGTTTGGAGACAAGTAGGACACTCATCATGTTCTTCATAAAAAGTTATATCTTTATTAATCTTCTTTACATTTGATTCAAGTTTGGCTTCCAACTGAAGAAGTTTTCGGGATTTGTTTTCTATCGATGTTTTATCGGAAATATTTTGTTGCATCAATTCAATGTGTTTCTGTACCAAATCAATATCTACATTTAATTGAGCAATTTGTTTTTCACTCGTTACAATTTCTTGTCGTTTTCTTTCAATTTCATCATCGCTATGTTTCTTATGTTCTTCTATATTGTGGACCTGTAATTGTTGTTTCTCTGTAGTTAAAACCCGATCATAATTATTCTGTGTAATATTTTCTTTGAGTATAAACATTTTATCTTTGACGATGTTGTTCATTGATGAAAATATTTGTATATCTAATAAATCTTCAATGATTGCTCTCCGATCTGCTGGTGTTAATTGCATAAACGGAACAAAAGAGGCTGAACCAAGAATAACGACTTGTGTAAATGATTTAAAATTTAGTTTAAGAATAAACTTTTCCAAATGTTCCTGATAATCTTTTGATTTGGCATCTTGATTAATCATAACACCATTACAATGTATCTCGAATATGTTAGGTTTAATACCACGAATAACTTTATATTGCTTTTTACCAATAACAAATTCAATTTCAACGACACAATCGGATTGATTAATAGAATTAAGCAGATTAGGTTTGTTTATCCTGCGAAAAGGTTTGCCGAACAAAGCAAAACATAAAGCATCTAATATAGTGCTTTTTCCAGCTCCGTTCCCGCCAATAATAAGTGTGTTGGGCGATCTATCTAATTTGATTTCGGTAAAGGCATTACCTGTACTTAATAGATTTTTCCATTTAATACTTTTAAATTTAATCATTTACTCTATGCTTGTTCCAAATTTAATGCTTCATTGTATGTTTCACGAAGAACAACCTTCAATTTATCTTTATCTATATCATCAGTAATATTATCAACAAATTTGGAAATGATTGTAATAGTATCTTCCGCCTGATCTAACATATCATCTTCTATGCCTTCTGTTAAATCAGTATAATCTTCGGCAATGGTAATATCAATCGGATTAACTTGATAAAGATTGTTTATAAACTTATCAAACAAATACGGATTAGTCTTATTAATAACAACAACTTTTACATAAGTATTGGTGTATTTTGTTAAATCTTTATTATTAACTTCGGTAATAGATTCAACTTTATCATCGTATGTGATCCGATGGAACATTACGTTAGGATTAGGGATAAAATCCAAAGTCCTAGTATCCAAATCAAATAAATGAAACCCACGAGTATCATCATAATCAGAAAAAGTGAGTTCGTAAGGATTGCCGAGATAATAAATATTATCGGAGTGACTACGATGGTGATAATGGCCAGAAAAAACCATATCAAATCTTTTAAATATATCACGACTTAATCCCTCAAATGATGGCATTCCCTTGTTCATAGAAAAGCCAGATATTTCAAAATGTCCCATACATATATCTGATGGTGTGTTTTTAATTTCATCTAAACAACTTTGGTAATTCTCTGAACAAATCCAAGGAATCATACACACATCAGAACTAACATCTTTATAATTTAAATGTATTGTTTGTGGAGAATCAATAACAGTAATATTATCATATTCTCGCAACAATAAACTAACTGAATTTACTTCATTGGTATTTTTAAAATATGTATCGTGGTTACCCGCTAACATATGTACTTTGATATTCATGTTTGCAAGTTTATCAAAGAACATTTCTTGTGTACGTTTAAGAGTGTAGAAATTTATATACTTTCTACGGTCAAAGGTATCACCCAAGATTAGTAATGTTGTAATGCCTTCTTCTTTTAACTTAGGAAAAAAAGTTTCATTATAAAATTTTTCATAATAATCCAGAAATTGTATCGAATCGTTTCTAGCGCCGAAAGTGCTGGTCAGTGATAATTGCAACTTTCATACTGATCCCTCCTATTTCACAATATTCATAGTTAATATTTTTTGAACCGTTTTAAAGATGTTTTAGAACTTTTTATTTAATCTTTTTATTCATCATGTATTGGGAATCAATTACTCGTTCACGAAGTTCTGAAGTGGAAAAAGAATGCCTACGTTTATTGTAGATAGTTTCAATTTGTAATTCTTTTCCGGTATAATCTTTATTTTCATATTCATCACCAAGTATTCTAACATCAATGAAGTGAGAAAGCAAGATGTCCATCAAATCTTTTTCGTTGGCATATGGTATAATTTCATCAACATACTTACATGCTTGGAGTTGCACATATCTCTCAAATATAGACTGTACGGGTTTATTCTTCTCTGGTCGATCCAACGTAGGATCAGTCTGGAGTCCCACAATCAAATGATCACAATAGTTTTTTGCTTCTTTTAACATCATAATGTGACCGGCATGGAATAAATCAAAACAACTACAAGTGAATCCTATTTTCATATCAATCTCCAATTATATAAATTTTTCAATACCCTTTGGTTTCTTTGCTATTTTCTTTTTCTTTTTATTTTCTTCAAAGTTGTTTATAAATTCCAAAAGATTATCATAT